CATCGTTTATGGCTATGACAGATGGATTGAAAGATATCCTTCCAGAAGGACTACACATGCATTGTAAAGCAGTCTATTCCATTTGGGCAGACAAACAAATTCAGATTCCTAACACTGTTATAAAAGCAACAAAGTTTATAACAGAAGAAAACAAATACTTGGAATCTGGAACATTATATCACAGCACACAAAATTTTCTACAAGGAATGTTCAACTACTCATCTTCAGTTAAGGCAACTTTAGCAACTAGACTAGCAATACATTTATGGAATACAAATCCAAGCAATGCCGGGAAAATGTTGTTCTGCAAACACTTAGAGCATTCTGATGATTATGTGCTTGTTATAAGATCCCAAGATGTATCCACAATGTTAGAATTTAGAACCTACCATAAGCTCATGCAGTACCTTGTGGGGATAAGAGATAGTTCTAAGAAGACAAACATACAACAACATATTATGGAATTCATCTCTTTAATGTCTTTTAATGGCCAAATGTGTTATCCCAGCATAAAAAAGACAAAGGAAACAGGCTTAAACATTGCTTGTGAAGGATTTCAACAGGATGTAATGTCAGTTGTATCGCGAGTAGGTGAATCATGTAGACTTGGCGTTCCACTGATGAGTACATATATACAGCAAAGAATTCACAATTTAAATCTTTATAAAGCTTATTCCTTATGTACTGGAATGAAAAATGAAGGTCCATACTCTACATCACCTTTCAGTTACCCAACGGAATTGTATGGTTTGCCTGATTGCTTACCTATACTTTATGTAAACAGCTTTTGCAATGTGAATAACTACAGACTTTTAAAATATGGTAACTCCAGCACTGTGAACGTATTAAAAGGATTATATTCCATGAGTGTGAAGTACAGTGAAGAGCTTGAAGACTTAAATAGCATCAGGGATTTTCAACCACTTTTCAAGCCTAATTACATAAGTTTTAAAACCAAAGGCCTGATACACAAAATCAGAGGTAGATTACCTATTCGATTTGAAGACTACCTAGAATACAGAAGGGAAAAACCTGAATATAAAATCATGAAGCCAAACAGTGTATTAAATATGATCGAATGGACACAAATGCAGTACTTTAGCAGAAGTTTTGCAAAGGCCTACACTACACCAGGAAGACCTATGTTAATGCTGAGATTATCTTTCTTTGTAACTGGGGGCTGTGTCTATCTGCCCTGGAAAGATGAGAGAGTGACAATACGCTCCTCCTTTGATGCTATTCTAAAGATGATAACAACAAGCAAGACCAAAGTCAGACTATCTGATTTGACTAAAATAATAACTGGATATAATCCTAGTGTCATACTTTCCTTTGACGTCTTAGAGGATAGTCATTTTTCGCTGTCTAGACAGCCACCTAACCCACAAGTAGCAATAAGGTTACCTCAGCCAATGAAATATTTGAACATAAAAAACAATCTTTCTGATTTAATACAATATGCGATAAGCCCTTCCAGGTTTAAAGAAG